ATACTATCCGAAGGAGGAGTATTACCGCATGAAGGAGGTCTTGCCCGATGCCTTGTTCCAGATGCGGTATGACGGTAAGTTCACCAAACTGTCTGGCCTTGTCTATCCTACACTGGATGTAGTGTACTCCGACGATGCAATTGACCCCATCAACTTCCATCCTGAGTGGCAGCGCATAGGGGGTATTGACTGGGGATTCCGCGACCCCTTCGTTGCTATCGTAGCTGCAGTAGAGCCACACAACCCTGTCACGGGCGATCCGATGCTTCATCTGTTCTACGAGCATTATCAGACACAAACGACCCTGCAGCAGCATGCCAACGTGTTGAAGCGAGATGGCATGGAGGAGACGCTGTACTTCGCTGACCCGTCAGGTGCACAGCAGATTGCAGACATGCAGGCACAGGGGTTGGCCGTTACCAAGGGTATCAACGATATCTTGGCAGGTATTGAGACTGTCAACAAGTACGCCAACCTGCCTCGGCTGAAGGTATACCGCAAACAGTGTCCCATGCTCGTAACGGAAGCAGCAAGGTACAGATACCCGTCTGAGGAGGAAATTGGCGCATCAGCCAAGAATGCTGGTGAGAAGCCGATGGACAAGGACAACCACGTCATGGACGCCCTACGATACATGATCAAGGGCTATGACGCTGGCATGATCCACTTCAGCATTACAGACATCACCAAAGACGAAAAACGTCCCACCACAGCAGCAGAGCACCACGAACGATACGGCGACTGGCCCGCTCAGCCCATTAACGAAGGAACTCCTGCCCAGGACACCAATGGAACGGCTGGCAACAAGAGTACCACCCTAGTTGCAAAGAGGCGCGAGGCAGTCGCCGTTCTTGAGAGCAACCAGCCTGACATCCCCAACGCAACCCTTGACGATCTCGAGGAGTTGGAGAATGCATGGCTGTCAGAGGATAACCCGGCCATCTGGAGCAATTGTTAGTCACACATGGGACTAATGGACCACATAGCGAGATGGGCTGCTAACTACGCCAATAGGCGATCTGTCCGTAAGATGACGCGAGCGATGTTTACGGACAGTGAGTTTGATTGGCCTATATCGCCGCCCAAAGACTGGCCGTCCCTTGTCGCTAAGTACAAGGGGTGGGTCTATGCATGTGCTACCCGCAATGCACAAGCTGTGTCGCAGGTCCCGCTACGTCTCTACGTTATTACCAAGCGCAACGACCCTAAGCCCAAGGTGATGACGCGAGAAGCCGATCAACTGGTCATTCACAACCTTACCACCTCACGTGGACCGTATATCCGCAATATGGTGCAGCATGCCATTCATGTCGACGAAGTGTTGGAGCATCCATTCCTTGAGCTTATGGCAACAGCCAATCCCACCATGGATGGTGTGGAAGTCCTGCATATGCTCCAACTGTATCAGGAATTGATTGGCAATGCATTCCTGTACAAGATCAAGGACGCCCTCAATACTGTACGCGAAATATGGCCGTTGATGTCCCACAAGATATCAATCGTTCCGTCAAAGACCAGTTTTGTGTCCCACTACGAGTATGGCGATAGGCCCAACCCTGTAACGCTCAAACCAGCCGAGATTGCTCACTTCCGGTTCCCCAACCCGAAGAGCATGTATATTGGCATGTCCCCGTTGGAGGCTGCTGCTACGTCTGTGGTCATGCAGGATCATATGGACACATACGAGGATGGCTTGTTCAAGAACAACGCCCGTCCTGACCAAGTGCTCATTCCCAACCTGCCCATTCCTGTTGATGCAAGCAAACGGTTGGAGGCTGAGTTCAACCGTAGGGTCAAGGGTCCGTCCCGTGCTGGACGTACTATTGCTATGCCCTTTGGTGTAGACCTAAAGCAACTGTCGTTCTCACCCAAGGAGTTGTCCTTCCTGATGGGGCGAAAGACGACTCGTGATGATGTCTCCTGCATCTATGACATCCCGTCAACCCTACTTGCCCCCGACCAAGGCAATAGGGGCAAGGACGAGGCTGCTGAGTACATGCATGCTAAGTATGGCATCATGCCCCGCTGCAAGCGTATGGAGCAAAGACTCAACCAGGATGTCGTCTCAGAGTACGATGGTCGGCTATTCTGCGCCTTTGACAATCCAGTCCCCGAGGACAAAGAGTTCCGCCTCAAGCAGCGTACAGCTGACCTCCGCTCAGCTAAGTGCACAATCAATGAGGTACGTGAAGACGAGGGACTCGAGCCTGTTCCTTGGGGCGATGAACCACTCATCCCGCAGAACATGGTTCCCCTGTCTGTAGCAATTGCTAACCAAACGGCCAAGAACACACCCAAAGACGGTAACCAAGCACCACTCGACAAAACCAAGCCCGGTAGGCAGAAGTCACCGGACGGTGCAGATAAGAAGGAATGACATATGGCAATCCTACAATTTGCAGCTGAGGCCGAATTTGCTGTTAGCATGGCCGATAGAACGATGGTAGCAACCATCGCTACGCCCAGGCTGACCCACGACCGTCAAATCGTTCTGCCACAGGGTATGGACCTGACTACGTATCGCAAGAATCCTGTGGTCATGTGGTCGCATGAATACTACCTACCACCGGTCGGTACCAACAAATGGATCAAAAAGGACGGGGCGAATCTCGTAGCTAAGACTGAGTTCGCTGAACGGCCAGACTCGCTTCCCAAAGAGCGCGAGTGGCTACCCGATACCCTCTTGCACCTGTATGACAAAAACATCTTACGAGGGATGTCAGTAGGTGTTATGGCTGACGAATCGCACGAACCCACCAAGGACGAGCTGAAGGCGAACAAAACTTGGAATCAAGCATGGCGAGTAATCGGTAAGTCCACCTTGCTGGAATACTCATGCTGCTCCATCCCAATGAACCCTGGTGCACTGAAGCAGGCACTGGACAGTGAGGGACTGGAGATCAGCCAACCCCTGCTGCATGTGCTCGGTCTTGACACACCCGTCACTCCTACCACCCCTGCAGAGGGCGAGGATACTCTATTATCCACCGCCCCCGGGGGGTTGGGGGGGTTGGATGACGCCACACTATCACTTGAGTTGGGCCTAACACCTGACGAGGCCCATGCTGCGCAGATTCGCAGTCCCAACGAGTTTACTGCACTGCGATCGATGAGCAAGCAGTTTGCTGGCAAGGACTTCAAGGTGCAGTGGGGACTGCTGAAGAGCAGTGGAGATAAGGCAATCCAATCCTACCACTATCCGATGGAGACGTGGACTGTAGCTGAGGCAAGGCAGCATTGTCGCGATCACGGCGGGACAGTCTTTGAAGCGGCTACTGCTGTCACACATGCAGTACCCCAGCCCAAACCTGCCAAGAAGGCGAAGCCTGTGGTTCCTAAAATCGACGTTAAAGCTTTGGCCATGACAATCGTCAGTGGCGTGACCAAGGCCATCCCACAGATTGTGACTGACGAAATCAACAGAGCAAAGGGACGAGTGTAACGACTGGAGCTACCCTCAAGGTAGCAGGTCTGAGCATGGGCGTCATAATGAACGAAGGCAATAATCGTAAACAAGGAGCAAGCGTATGTGGATCAAGCTGACCCAAGTGTGGAATACTTTGGCAGTTGGCACTGAGCTGAACGTCTCGGAAGACGAGGGCAACAAGCTCGTCACCGACGGCATAGCTGAGACTGTCGACGCCCCCACCAAACTCGCTGCCGATGCTGGTGGCGACACGGATGCCACCGACCTGCAGCAACAGCTGAAGAGTATGGTTGGCACCATTGTGCAGCAAGTGACGAGTGCCGTTCCCGACTTGGTGCAAAAACAGATTCAGGACCAGCTTCGTGGAGCTGCCGACAAGAGCGACGACCCCGACGTTCAGAAGGTGCTGAATGCCGGTGCTGGTGATGTAGAGTTGGGTGCTGACCGTATTGACCCAACCTTCGGCTTCGAGACGTACTCAGAGTTCGCCGTAGCCGTTGCCCATGCATGTCGTCCGGGGCGGGCGAAGATCGACGAACGTCTCATTAAGCATGCCGCGAGTGGCATGTCGGAAGGTGACGATGCCGGTGGTGGTTTCCTCGTTCCTCCTCAGCACATGAACACGCTGCTCAAGCTGGCCTACGGTCGGTCGGTGATTTACAGCAAGTGTCGGTTTATTCCGATGCAGACCAACCAGATTGACATGCCCGTGCTGATGAACACCGATCGACGCAAGGGATACCGCAATGGTGGCGTCCAGGTCTACTGGGTAGCGGAAGCAGGCCAGAAAACGGCCAGCCGACCCAAGTTTGGCAAGGTCGGCCTCAAGTTGAACGAGCTGGCTGGACTGGTCTACGTGACCGAGACACTGCTCGAAGACTCTCCCATCTCGTTGGAGCCTCTCCTCAACGAGGTGTTCGCCGACGAGTTCGCCATCGAGATCGATGACGCACTTCTCTTCGGTACGGGTGCTGGCCAGCCTCTGGGTGTTCTGAACGCCCCCTGCCTGGTTACCGTGGCCAAAGAGGGTGGACAGGCTGCTGTCACAATCGTATCGCAAAACATCATGAAGATGTGGTCCCGTCTCTGGGGTCCGTCCAAGTCCCGTTCTGCTTGGTACATCAACTCCGACTGCATGCTCCAGCTTCAGACGATGACGATAAATGTCGGTACCGGTGGCCATGCGCTGTGGATGCCTGCCAACGGTCTGGCGAGCAAGGAAAACAGCACCCTGTATGGTCGGCCAGTCGTCGAGGTCGAGAACATGCAGACACTGGGCACCGAGGGCGACATCCTCCTGGCCGACTTCGGCTATTACCTCGTTGGCCAGAAGTCGCGCAGTCTGAAACGCGCGACCAGCATTCACCTGCGATTCGACTATGACGAAGTGGCTTTCCGCTACGTCATGCGGATTGACGGTCAGCCTTGGTTGGACGACGAAATCCAGCCGATGCGATCTGCCGACACCAAGAGCCCGTTCGTCGACCTCGCCGTTCGCGAGTAAACAGCGGTCAACAAGACCACTAACAAGAGGAGCATGTAGATGCGAGACCTGAAGAAAATGGTGCAGAATGCCAAGATCGTGATCGGTACTCCGCACGCCAACTACACCAGTGCGGCCAGTGTCAGCGACGTTGTGTCCATGAAGAACTATGGTCATCTGACCATTCTGATCTTCACGGGTGGATGGGCTGCTGCTACCGCGGCGGTCACCCTGAATCAGTGCACCAACGTGGCTGCGGCTGGTGCAAAGGCACTGACCTTTGCCGAGCATTGGACCGGTGTGGTCAGCCTTACCAGTGACACGTGGACGCGCGTTGCGACCACGGCCAACACGTTCAACCTGACGACTGCCGATAGCCTCTACGCAATTGAGATCAATGCCGACGATCTCGACGTTGACAATTCGTTCGACTGCGTGAAGCTGCTGGTCGCCTCGCCGGGTGCCAACAATGACTACTACGGTGCTCTCTTCGTCCTGACGCAAGGTCGTTACCTGGATGAGTCACCGTCGTCAGCCATCATTGACTGATCATGGTACTACCTAACCACCCTCGTCGCCAGAGTCGCCTGAGCCCCGGCTCTGGCACGAGGGAGGTTGCAGGTACACTGCACCAAATGATTACACCAAAAGACGTTGAAACGCTGAAACAGGAGAATGCAAATGGGAAACATGTACTCAAGATGGTACGCTGGCTCCCTCGTTATCTATCCGGGTGACTCAGGGCCGGGTACCGAGTTTTTTGTCGATTCCACGAATGGACTCGACACCAACACTGGACTGGACTGGATCAATGCCCTCGCAACGATTGATGCAGCCAACGACAAGTGCACTGCCAGCAACGGCGACAAGATTATCGTTGCGCCATTCCACACCGAGGACTTGGCTGCCGACAGTGCCATCGATCTCGACACGGAGGGTGTGACAGTCGTCGGTGTCAACTTCGGTCGGCAGATGCCAACCCTCAACGCGACGGCCACTGCTGGCGACTGCAAGCTGGCTGCCGCCAATGTCACGGTGTCGGGCATCCGATTTACCGGCGGCATCGATGCCACCACTGGCATCGTGGAAGTCTCCGGTGCCGACTGTGCCCTGATCGGTTGCGAGTACCGAGACGTGACAGGTCAGGCTACGGACGTCATCACCACTGTGGATGGCTCCGATCGTCTGCTGATCGACGGGTTCACCTGCTTTGGTGCAGCCGGTGCAGGTGGCAACTCAGCCATCGCTGTGGATGGTTCAGACGACATCATCATTCGGAACTGCTACATTCACGGCAACTTCGCTGTGGGTGCGATCGACTTCCGAACGACCCTGTCGGCTCGCATGAACGTCCACGACTGCAAGATTTGGACGACCAACGCCGCCGACATTGCGATCGTCGATACGATCACAGGCTCGACGGGCTTCATCGGTCCAAACATCCAGGCTATGTTGGCCGACGATGCTGCCAACATCACCGAAGCAATCACGGCAGCCACCTGCCAGATGGTCGATCCCATCTACATCGTCAACCTCGCCGGTCAGAAGGCACTGCTGACGAACATCGCAGCCTCCAGCGACTAACCAAGCCTATAGAGGCTGATGCCGTACCGCTACACCCGGTTGCAGTAGCCTACCGGTTGCTGCAACCATTAGACGGACAATAACAGGAATAGGAGACAAGCATGGCGCTTATAGCATTAGCGAATCGTTCAGACCGTGTCCTCGCCATCGATGACACCACTGGCAGGCTATGGTATGCCTCCCAAGCGGGTGATGGTACACTCACCCCGCTGATTGAGGCTGTTGTAGGAACGTCCAAGTCTGACATTGATGGTTCAGTCATCGACCGTATCGATGTCAACTATGCAACGGCAGCTGAGGTTGTGCTACAGCCTGGACATGTTGGTAAGCCGTACGAGATTCTGGGCATCTTCCTAATCTCGGCAGGAGCCAATACGCTGACTATCTCGGACGGCACAACGACCTTTACCGGCGGTGCACTGACACTGATCGAGGGTAGTGGTTTTATTCTTCCTCAAGTCGACCCTCCTCAGTATCACTACAGGACTGCCGTCGGGGCTGGTATCAATATCACCCTGACTCAAGCAGTGCAAATAAGCGGAAACATCTGGTATAGAGAAGTCTAATGCCCCCCACAGCAGACCTACAACCTGTAACGATTAAGGCTGTGAACGACCACCTTGCATCGACGGTTACTGTCCCGCGCACCGTCAAGCTGGTCGGCAAGGACCATGCAACGATTAAGGGTATCGGGCGGATGAACCACGCGGATTCCGTGGCGATCAAGAACCGGCTTAAGGCGAGCGGGTTCTGGGCCTGTCGGATACGAGATACAAGCACGAAGCACTCCTGGGGCGTTCGAGTCAAGAAGCGACAGCCCGTGCCGGTTGAGGAAGCGGTGG